GAGGGTTCGAATCCCTCCGTCTCCGCCAGCCATTCAATAAAATCAATAACTTAGACGCGAAATCAGGCCGAGACATAGCTGGTGCCATAACCTCGATTAGGTGAACTAACTCGACTTGTTCGCCTTCAGCGCCGCCCGCCGTCGGGCGTCATATGCGCGGGCGGACGCCCTCTGGCTCGCGCGGGCGCAGTGCAGGCAATATTTTGTGTCCTGCCGCTTTGCGTCTGGGATCGGGGCTCCGCATCTGATGCACTTCAGCGCGGCGCGGGCGCGCGCTCGCCAGCCTTCGGATTCTTGGTAGTTCGCTTCCTCACGGCAGGCAATACAGCAGTATTTTTTATCCGATCGATTCGTCGTGAACGGCTTCGCACACCATGCGCATGTTTCGTCGAGATACTCGTCTAGTTTTAGCGTTCTTCTGTTTGAAACAGGACGCTCGGTAGATTTTGTCTTCTGCACAGGCTTCTTCCTTTCTGCGCCGCCGATCGCGGTCGACAATTGCCGCCTTCGCACACACTGGACCGCAATATTTGTAGTTCTCTTCCGGCAATGGCTTGCCGCATCGGACGCAGAACTCACGTAGGAGCGGCAGCACCGCCTCTTGCGTGAACTCGGGTTGCCCTTCCCGCCATGTCGGCCGCCTCGCCCCGACGCGGGCCAGCGCGGTTTGAACGACTTCATCCGCCGCCGCGTCAGCCTGCCCCCAGCTCCAGCCCGACATGCAGAGCCGCGCCCGGATCGCGGCCCGCGCCGGCGCCTCGAGCCGGAAGGGGGTCGGAACGGCTCGGCGCATAAGGTGGGCCACCAGCTCGACGATGGCCTCTCGCCGGGCCTTGGAGAGCTTTTTCGTCCGCGCCGAGCGCACGGGCGCCAGGGTGACCGGCGAGCGGGTTTCGGAGCGCAGCCGCAAGAGCGAGGCCGGGGTCACCATCAGCATGTCCGCGGCTCCTTTCCAGAAAGCGGGCGCCGCGCGAGGAGGAAAGCCCCGCCGCGCCCTGTCGGTGTTTCCCCACTGTCCGACTAACGGTGCCGATTCGCCGCGACCAAGAGCGGCAGGCCCGGCCTGCCAATTCGATCAGGACTCCCAGTCGAGCCTGCGATAGGCCGCCGCCAGTGCCTCGGGCGGCAAGCCGGCCTCTTTGGCGTCCGCCATCGCCCGCACCAGGGTCGAGAGCGCGCGCGCTGCGCCGCCGCTGTCGAAACTCTGCGTCGGGCGCAACAGGTCGAGCTTCACCGCGGCGCCGAGCTTGGTGCTCGCTTCCTCGGCCACAAGCTCGGCGATCGGTTGAAGCGTCCAGGCGGCAAGGTGCCGTTGCGATTCGCGGACCATCGGCCCCGTGGTTTGTTTGTAGAAGAGCCCCGGCAACACGCCGAACGCGGCGCAAATCGACTCGCGGGCCGCCGCGAGCGATTCCGTCGTCATCGAGCGGGATAAGTCGGGCGTCAGATCGGACGGCCGCCAGTCCGCGCTCGGCGCCGGGCCGCCGGCCGCCGCGACCGCGACCGATTCGCGAAGCAACACCCTGCCCCTTCTCCCGCGGAACGATCGCCCGAGATTTTCGAGATCGGTCTCGGGCGTTTCGGGGAACGGTAGAACCTGCGATCCGATCGGCGCAGATTCAAAGACCTCGGACAGCGCCGCCTCGAGCGAATTGAGCAAGCCGGCCGTGAGACTAGCGCGTCGCAGCGGCGCCGAGCCGAGCCATGGCGTCGTCGCATCCGCGCCGATTCGGAAATGCAGTGTTTCCTGCGCCAAAACTGTTCGCGTGCTGCCGCCACCTGCTTCACTGATTGAAGCGCGATAGGCGACGGGCGTTCCGTTGCGCGTCGATAAATCCCAATCGGACGCAGGAACGAGCGCATCGCCGTCGATAATGAAAAGCGACTCGCCGCGTAGAGCGAGCGAGCGGCCGATCAGCGCCATTGTGCGGCGGTCGAGCAGCGACGTTCCGACAACATCGGCGATGCTGAAACCATTCTCCCAAAGTGAGATGCAGCTCTGCGCCGTGGCCGTCAGATCGGCGAGGCCCGAGCGGCCCGAGATATACGACTCGCGCGCGCTCAATATCTCGCTCGTAAAGCCGGACGCCGCGCTGCGCTTCTCCACCTTGTCACGCTTGAAGAGCCATCCGAGCATTATGCAGCTCTCCTATATTGGCGCAGCAAGTCGCCGGCGCCCGAGCGTTCCATTGCGCGAGCGACTGCATTCGCGTCGAATGTCGTGCTGCCGATGCCGTCTATTGTCTCATGCCGAATGCCGGGCGCGACGTTCGCGTAGGCGAGATATTCGGCGAGCCTCCTATATGCTTCATTCACGCTTGCCGGGACAGTTCCGCCACCAACCGTTCCGCTGAATCGATACGGACCATGCGACGACAAACAATAGCCGCCCATCGGCGAAGCGGAGAGCGTCGCTTCCTCCCATGCGCCATTCAACCATTGCTCGACCGTCTCTATTGTCGTCGGAACAAGAGGAGGCGTCCATCCGCCACAGCCTTCAACAACCCATACGATCGCGCGCGCGGTGTAGCGATGCGCGGTGTAATTCTCTATACGCTGCCATAGGAATGCAGCATCAAGCGCCGCCGCCTTTGTGGAGAGGCCGATCGGCGTGGCGGGATAAGACGCAGGCGCCGCCTCCACCTGCTTGATCGTCGTCGCCATGTTCAGGCCCTCCATCGCGCCAGCGCATGACGCAGAGAAGCGTCCGGCGCATCGTGTTTCGATCGCGCCTCGACCGTGGTGTTCGTGTAAGCTGGCCATGCAGAGACGACGGATATCTCGCGTAGCTCGACGGCGCGCAGCTCGCGGCGCTTGCCGCTCCAATTCTCGCTAGTCGCACGGAAACCGAATGACATGCCGCCGATATCGCCGCGCTCGGCGAGCGCCAGCACGTCACGCGCGGCTTGCGTATCAGGGAGAATCACGTCGAAATGCAGCCCGCGCGCATCTTCTAATAGACGAAGCGTTCCGCTTCGCGTGCGGCCGAGAACGCGCGTCGGATCATGATCTATCAGCGCCAGCACGTCGGCCCCGCTCGCAAGCGTCGCAGAGAACGCGCCGGCTCGGATCGTCTCGACAAAATCGGCGACGCGCGTTTCTGTGTCGAACACGGCCGCATAGCCTTCGAGACGGCGCGGGTTATCCTGCGCCGCTCGAATTTCGAATTGAAACGCGCGTCGTTCCATTATTCCACCTGAATCGCTTTGACGAGATGAAGCTGCGCGACGCGCAGAACATTCACGTCGGCCGTGAGCAGCGCGGTCAAGCGAAGGCCGCCGCTCTGCGCATCGCTGAAAGGATCGCGCACGATATCGACGCCGCCCCAAACGCCAGTCACGAAAGGCGCGACGCCGCCGGCGTTCGTCGTGAGCAGCACATCCGTGGTGTCCGGCGTACCTGCGGTCACGACTGTCGTATTCGACGAAATCGCAATGTTAGCGAGCGGCACATTCTTGACGAGTCGATCCCATTCGCTCACGGCGGTGCCGCTGATAAGCGCATCGTCGAGAAACGAGTAGGCTTGCGGATGCAGCAGAATGCGCACGTCGCCCGGCGTCGTCGCGGCGTTCGCCGCCATGAACGCGGCAACCTCAGCGCGCAGAACAGACCAAGACAAGTCCGTCGTCGTCGGCGAAGTCGCGCCGTAGGAATACGTGCTCTGCCCATAGATCACGCCGAGAGGCTGGCCGCTTGAGCCCGAGCCCTGAAAAACCGCCTTGTCAAGTTCCGCGGCGATCGTTCCATTGAGGTCGCGACGAATAGCGGCCTCGAGCGCGTCGCCGCTCTGCAACAGCGCCTTGCGCGAGATGCGCACCTGAATGCCGAGGTTCTGTTCCGGTTTCAGCGCGCGGTCGGTCGTGGCGTAGGTTGTCGGACCTGAGACGTTGCCGAGTTCCGACGAGGCCCATCCGGCTGTGATGCTCGATGTCGCAAGCGGCCATTCAACGGCGCCCGACGGGATATTGATAAGCTGGCCGCCCATTCGGCTGGCCGCACTTGCGGGAAACAGCCGATCGATGATCGGTCGCGTCGTGATAGGATCAGGCGTTCCGGAGGCGATCGTTTCACCGGAACGCAACTCGAGCGCGGCGAGCGGAACAGGCACACCGCGGTAGGAGCCCTTGCTTCGCATCTCGGCGACGACTTCATTGGTCGCGCCATCGAGCGAACGGCCTTCTGCATAATGAAGCGCTACCTGCCGCAGTTCGAAGCGCGACATGAGATCGTTATATTCACGCTCGCCGCGCGTCTCGAGATCGTCTTTCGCCTCGCGGCGTTCGGTATCCTCGGCGATCAGCGCGGCGCGATATCGAACTTCGTTCGAACGATATTCGGTATCG